TTTAAATTATAAGAGCAATGAAAAATCAGAAAGAACAACAAAGAAACACGGCAATTGAATTAAACGCAGGGGATAGATTTACAATCCCAACAGGTTGCAAAGCTACTATCGAAGAGAAGCAAGAGGAGAAGCAAGAAGAGTTCAAAGAAGGTGATATTTTGCACGCAAATATTGCAGATTTGATAGTGATTTTTAAATGCTATCAAGAAAATGATAAAGAACACTTTGATAGTTATTACAATAATATCAAGAGCAGTTGTAATTCTGATTGGGTAAATAGTGATTGGGCAAATAGTAATTTTCGCCACGCCACAGAAGAGGAAAAACAAGCTTTCTTTGATGAGCTATTCGCAAAGGATTTGCGCTGGAATGCCGAAACTAAAATAATGGAAAAAATCCGATTTAAAGTAGAAGTAGGAGAAGACTATTTACACATAGACAAGTTCGGTAGACTTTTTAGATACTCCGAAAATGGATCTCCATTTGATGATGAAAATTTTAAATTTGGTAATTATTATTCTATTTTGGAGCGAGCGCAAGCCGAAGAAGATGCAAAGGCTGTCAAAGCAATTTTTGAAAAGAGATTGAAAATTTAATAATAAAGAGCAATGAAACAAATAACAATTTATCTTAATTCTGATGTGGCAAATATAGCTACAAACATTCCTTCTTTTAAGTTTTCAGAATTAGAAAAGCTTGCAAGAAAAGAAATAGTAGAGATTATATTTTTCAAAGATTACTGTCGAGTAATTGGCAAGAAAAATAGAAAGATAAAAGTTCCAAATAAGATTACAAAGTCTACAGACGAGCTTCTAAAATGGATTGAAAACAAAATAACAACAGCGTGGGGGTAGTATTTAAGTATGAAGAAAAAAACAGAAATAGCCGTAAATTTGTTGCGTGCTGGGAATTTTATAAAAGCCCTATCAATCATCAAGACCTTTCGATTTGGCTTTACTAAGGATGAAAAAAGGAGTATAGAGATTGCTTATGAGTCTTTGCTTGGACGTGACAAATTTTATCAGTCTATAGGCATAGACACTAATAAAGAAATTGAAAAAGCTCGTCAGTTATTATCTGACAAATATTTATAATTTAATTGTTATATTTTTCTTGCGCTGGTCTGTGAAGATAAGCGCATTTTTGTTTTAATAAAAAATCTATATTTATTTGTTATTCAAATAGTTTTAACTATCTTTGTGAGAGTAATTTAAAGATAGTTGTCATGATAGATTTTAGTACTATAGATTTTAATAGCAATGATATTTCAAAAACAATTTCCTTATTAAAAGAGAAGTCTGTTTCAGTTCCAAGTTGGAATGACTTAAAGACAGATTACGAGCCTACGTTACATTCTATATTATCTGATACAACGACTTTAAAAGATAAGATTAGAACTGATGGGCAAGTGGATAAATCTGCTCGTATCATTGTTGGAATGGAGAAATTACATGTGAAGCGAATGTCTGAGTTTACTTTTGCTATCCCTGTAAAACGTGTCTATTCTAATGTAGATGACAACGAGACAAGACTTCAAATTACAAAGGCAATTGAGTCCATATATAGGAACGTTCGTATTGATAGTGAAAATCTTAGACGTGCGACGTCTTTATATGCTTCTTGTGAGATTTTTACTGTATGGTATGCTGTAAAAAAGCCAAACACTCTTTATGGTTTTGAGAGCGAATATAAGCTAAAATGTAAGACTTTCTCTCCTATGGATGGTGTTGCGCTTTATCCGTTGCTTAGTGAAATGGATGATATGCTTGCAATGTCTTTTGAGTACACGAAGAAAATAAAAGATGAAGAGGTCGTTTTCTTTGAAACCTACACAGAAAGCAAGCATTACATTTGGAAAAAGGGAAAAGGTAACGGCAAATGGGAAGCTGTTCTTACACAAGCTACAGATGATGGTGAGATTGCAAGTGGTGAGGATATTGTCTTGATGAAAATTCCAGGTGTTTATGCATGGAAGCCACAGCCTATTTACGCAGGTCTATCTCCAATTAGAACAGAAATTGAATATTCGCTATCTCGAAATTCAAATGTCATAGCTTATAATTCAGCTCCATTATTAAAGATTGTTGGCGGTATAAAAGGACAAGAAGATAAAAATGAGGCTTATAGAGTTGTTCGTTGCGAATCTGGTGGAGACGTTTCCTATGTCTCTTGGTCTCAATCAATCGAAGCTTTAAAGTACCATGTTGAAACAATGGAGAAGTTATACTGGTCGCAGGCTCAGCTTCCAGACCTCTCTTTTGATAACATGAAAGGTCTTGGTAATATTGGCTATGATGCTCGTCAGACTATTCTAACAGACGCACATCTTCGAGTAGGTGATGAGTCTGGATTGTGGCTTGAGTTCCTTGAAAGAGAGTGTAATGTTATCAAGGCTTTCTTGAAGATCATGAATAAAAAATGGGAGAATGAAGTTGATAATATTCTCGTAGAACATGTTATTACTCCCTATATTCAAAATGATGAATTAGCAGAAATAAACAAGCGTATGAAAGCTAATGGTAATAAGCCTATCGAGAGTCAATTGGAATCAATTCAGAAGTACGGAGAAAGTTCTGACGCAAAAGCAACGTTAGAGCAAATACAGAAAGAGAGTGCAATAGAAGCATCTAATAGCGCTACTGCATTTAATTTAGAAAGTCAAGTATTATGACAATAGAAGAGTTACGAGAGAAGAAAAATGAAATGGAACAAAAGATAGCCTCTGCAATGAAAGAATTTGAAGAGGCTACTCATATTGAGATAAAATCTATTAGTTTTTCTCGATGTGTTAAGAGCAATGAGTTCGGAATAGAAAAGGATTTTAATTATAATATTGGTTCACAAATAAAGTTATGAGAAAAAGAATTGCAAGTACACTTGTATGGTTAGCACAGAAAGTCTATCCGTCATACGAAGCTAAGCCTAATTATGAAGCAAAGGAAATAGCAATTGCAGTTGCTATTACAAAAAAGAATATTCGTCAATATAGAAAATCTTGTAAGGGAAAGACCTCTTACAGAAAAGCTATAGCTGACATGGAGCGTATTCAAAAGAGTAATAATCGAAGTCATATCTTTGAAGCAATAGAGAAGAATAAGCTCATTTCTGATCATGTTTATACAAAGGGCGGAAATAAGATTGTAGAGTCACGATTAAAAGTGTATGTCCGCAAAGAAGATTAATAGCACACAGATAAAAAACAAATGCTGTGAGTGTGTCTTTTGTGAGGTTGAAATGAAGTTTGAAACTCTTAGCGTAAAGGGTGAACCAACTCTCGGAAGATGCCCTCATTATACGAATAAAAAGTTCTGTGTTGTTTTAACCCAAAGAGCATGTGATAAATTTAGGTTAAGAAATGGGTATACCAAGATTGCCAAATAACAAAAAGGCTTATAAAGGCCTTAGTAGACGACTTGCTGGCTATATGTTGCAAGTAAGAAATATTTATGACAGGCTTAACGAGAAAGTAGCATCTCTCGTTGAGTCTGTTGGTTATGACGGCTCTACTGAATTTTTCTTTGCTGACTTCCCAGAATTAAAACGAGATTTACTCTTACTCCAAAGGCAATTTGTAGGTGAAATGCAAACTCTTATTTACTCAGGTACAAGTGTAGAATGGAAAAATAGTAATATCTTTCAAGATGCTGTTGCGAACAAAGCTTTGAAGTATTATCGTGCGCAAGTTTCAGGAGAACGTTTCAAGCATTATTTTGATAGTAATAGTGACCAATTAAAGGCTTTCCAAGCCCGTAAAGATAAAGGGCTTAACCTTTCTACCAAACTATGGAAACAAGCCGATATATACAAAGAATCTTTAGAGGCTACAATTTCTACTGCAATAGAAAAAGGAATGAGTGCTACAACTCTATCAAAGAGAATTAGTAAATATTTGATAGATTGGCCGTCTTTACAAGCTGACTATCAAGAGAGGTACGCAAAAGCTACACGTTGTCACGATTGCGAATATAACTCTATTAGGTTAGCAAGGAACGAAATAAGCATGGCTTATAGGACCGCAGAACAATTGCGTTGGCAAAAATTTGATTTTATTCTTGGATATAAAATTAAGTTGTCAGATTCTCACCCAAGATATGATATTTGCGATGAGTTGATGGGAGATTATCCTAAAGACTTTAGCTTTGCTGGCTGGCACCCTAATTGTTTATGTTACACTGTTCCAATTGTAATGAGTGAGGAAGAATATTGGTCAGATAATAGAGAGGATAGTCCTAATAAGATTACTGATCCTCCAGAGAATTTTAGCAAGTGGGTGGCTGATAATTCTAAGCGAGTAAATGATGCAATTGAGCGTAAAACCTTACCATATTGGGTAAGGGATAATAATATAGATAAGGCTGTATTATTGCTTGGCGAAAACAAGGATTTATACAATTCGGCTAATTGGGGCTTATTATCACGTTCTTTAAATGAGTCAAATATAGATTCTGTTATTAGGACTAATAAAAAGTTAAACAAGTTATTGGATAATCGTATTCCACCTATAAGCCATACGAGCCAAATGGTAGTTCCAGTAAATGGGTCTGATTTTAAGTCTGCCATATCTGCAGAGAAGATAAGAAACAAAAGAGGATGGATGGTTGATGTGCATGATGATTATTCAGGTATGAAATGTTTCCTTACTTCTGATGGTAAATCAGGAATAGCAGTAACAAAGGATGGCGATATTATTTCAGTCTTTAGTTCTGTGGCTGGAGATAAACGATTAGAAAAACTCATTCCTGTTGCTATTGAAAATGGTGGTATAAAGTGTGATTGTTACGGTGGAGGTTTGCAGAATATTTATGCCAGATATGGTGCAACAGCTACGGGAAAAGTGCCATTTAATAAAGACTATGCACCAAGTGATTGGGATGGGAAAAGTGAATACCCTGTGGTTGCAATGAAGTTTCCAGAAAGCGTTGATAAGTCTATAAAGTATTATAATAGAAACGTTTCTATTGATATCGAAAAAGTAAAAACATTCGACGACTATGAAAAAATGTTATTAGATAGAGATAAAAGACTGAAACCGTAGCTTTATTCAAATAAAAAATATAACTTTACAAATTAAATATATAAAAATGAACAACAAGTATATAACAAGAGAAGAAGCAGAACTTTTTAGCAAAGAGTTATATAAGGAACTTATAGCTTATGATTGGACAGAAGAAGAGGCTAATGGTATGGCTGGAGATGTAGATTATTTGATAAGTAATATTATTCCTTATCAGACACCGCAGTCGTATGCAGAACTTTTGAATATGTAATAGCAAATATTATAAGCACAATAAAGGGCGGAATTAACCGCCCTATTTTTGTTTCAATTTTATTTAAAAGCTTTTCCTACTCTTTCACCAACGACAGCTCCTTCTTGAAATTCCGATGTGGAGTAATCCACAACAGCACACATTTTAATATCGTCAACACCATGGCTAATTGCATCATTTAAATAGTATGTTGCAAGAGCATCGTAATTTCTTCCTGGTTCTACATCTATAGCTATAATTAGTACGTTAGCATCTGTTATTGTTGCTTTTAGACAATCTATACCAGAAATAGTTTTGCAATATTCCAAGCCTGCAGGAGAAGGCGCAGTCCTTCCACAGCTTGAAAAGAGTAGTGCAAAGAGTGCAAATAATAAATATTTTTTCATTTCTTTGAGTTTTTGTTTATATTATAATTATGTTTATTTTGTATATCACAAGTAGGCTTTTCGCTTTTTGTTTCGTCACCTTCATTTTCGTGGAATAAACCACGAACAAGAATGTATCCTAACGCAACGATGTTAACTGTCGTAGTTGAGAGTATTGTTATGACAACGCTTAATGGTAAGTTCCATTTTAATATATACGATATGGTAATAAGAGTGAAAACTATCAAAAGATAGGTTGATATCAACCGAGTTACCCAACGCTCCAAGCGCCTACGGGCACGAGTATTTTCTATTATTCTGTGAAGATAAATATATTTTTCACAATAGTCTATAACTTCTCCAGAGTTCCCAGTATTATTGATTAATACCTCTACTTGTTCCAAGAGGTTGAGTTCTGGTTTAAATTCTTTGAATGGATTTTTAAATGTATAAGCAATATTATACCATATCTTATAAAAGAAGCATCTCCATGGTATATCCTGATTTTCTTGTCTGTCTATAGTAAAATTAGGTAATTCTTCAGAAATAAGAGAGTTAGAAAAATCAGTAATATTGAATTCTCCAGATGTAGTTTTATTCTTTGAACTCTTCCTTGCCATATTACCTTTTAGCAAAATAGTTCTTAATAAGTTCGCCACTTATCTCTTTGTTCCATCCAGAATTACCCTCTCCGTTGTCACCAAATACCGTTTTATGCCAAGGTCCATCAGGAGAATGCGACCACATACTTAAATTATAAGCACTAACATGGCAATATTTATCGATAACTTGTGCGAAAATATTTTTAGCTTTCTCGTTGTTTTCAAAGCACTTGCTTTTCTCTTCGGATATGAATATAGGAATGCGAAATAGAGAATACGATTTATATACGTTAGGGAAAACAGGACCATAAGGCCAAGCTTTAGGTGTTTCAGAGAAAAGTTTTTCTCCGTAGAAAGCCAGATAAAACCCATAGCACATAAACAATAGTTTATTTACTTGCGTCTTATTTAGATTAACAAAATGACGTCTGTAAGCCATGTTCCTTAATATATTGGCGAAATCTACACTTGATAAAGTCATAGTGAAGTTTATTTAAACATATCGATTTAGATTGATATGTCAATAATTACTATGCAAATGTAAGAATTTATTTTCAGATAATCAAGAAATTACTGTTTTTTTTCTCAAATTTGATGAAAATAAAAGTCTAAAAACTTGCAAAAATCATATCTTTTTACTACCTTTGCAATGTTCAAAATATAACACGATGCAGAGTCGCCGATTTGAACATCGGCTGTTTTTGTATCTATAACTTTCGAGATAAAAGGTATTTTATAAATACTGCGCCGAGTGTGTAAGCGGAAACGCCCACAAAAGTTTGTGTTATAACTTTGAACAACTCGTAGCGCAGTTTTTTTATTGTTCAAATTATAACACAAATGAAAGAGCAAGTAAAGGTCCTAAAACAAGTAGAATTGCTTGGACACCAATTCGCAGTCTATGGTACAGCTAAGAACCCTTTGTTCCTTGCAAAGGATTTAGCAAACATTATTTTTGGTGATAATCGTGACCGAGGTACGGGTGCACGTATTGTGAGAGGTGTTGACTACTTTGAGAAACGCACTTGTATAATTGTCGATGGTGATGTTAAGCGTAAGTTATGTATGCTGTCACTTCGAGGTGCTTATGAGGTTATCTCTATGTGGTCAAAGAAGTATCATCAAACTTGCTTTACTCTTAACAGTTACCTAATATCAATGTTTGGTAAGCCTGCTCCTAAAGAGAAGATAACCCAAGTAACGAATAAGGAGAGTTTAACGAGGTCTGGTGATACTTTAATAAGGAGTAAGATTACAGAGAAGACGACAGTTGGTAAGAAACAGCCTACGGTAGTTATATCTACAGAGAAGCCAAAAGAGGTATTAAAAAATAGCATACAGCTTGAATGTATCTCTGTTCCCAAAGGAGCAGCTGAGATAATAAAAGTATTGCAAAATGAAAAGATGTCTGCAAAGGATTATCTCCTCGAAGCAATTTGCGGTCTTATCGAGGTTATGTACGACCCCGAGAATATGGAACGTTCTTATGTTATGAAAGATTTATTTCCTCTTTACCAAATGGCAAGACAGCGCAATTTGATAAACGCCTTACAACACACTTAGAGCAATTATTATATAGATAGTTAAATATCTATTGTGTCTATTCGGACGAACACACTTAGAGCAATGATTTTTCAGGGACGAGATTTCTTTTTTTTATAAATACATGAAGAACAAAGTTAATAAAAGTTTAACTTATTG